ATCGACAACTTCCAGATCTTCCACGTCTTCATCTGTGTCTTCGAGCACACTTCCAAGGTCTTGTCCGACTGTGTGCATAACACAGTATTTAGATGCATACTCCAAATCTTGTGCGAGCACCACATCTCGCCCACACGCTTTGGAGTATTCGCATGCGAGAAGCATAGATTTTTCAATCACCGGTACCACGATGTTGAGTATGCTTTCGACCATTTGTTCGCTTTGTACGTTTGTATCGCTTGGTAATCCAAAACCTGTCTTCATCATGAATTAAATAATAAAGAAGCAGTTCCGTTCTCCACACGGAGTATATTATTACTGAGCGCGTAAACTCTAAGTTGTCTTTTGCCTGTACCAAACAGTTTAGCTTTAATGAGCTGATCTTTTATGTATGAAAAATTTATGTACCCCGTTGATTCGTGATTTTCTGGTTCAAGAGCGAAACTATATGTATAAAATCTTCGAAGAAGTTGAGTTCTCGAGTGGTGTATACCACTCTGTATGGATCTGAGGTTTATGAGATCCCCTGTGATATCTGTGAGTACATCTTGGCCATCGAGTGTGAGGCTTATGGATTTCAAATTTTCGTAGTTTGTAAAGACAAACCCTGAACCGTCGATCACTTTATCTACCGATGAATCGTAATCCAATGGAGTCACGAAATTTTTAGTACCGACCTCGCGTTCGTTGTGTCTTTGCACAATGAACATCAATTCTTTGACTGGGTTTTGAAACGAAAGTCTATCTGTTATTTCAGTATCATTCTCCCCTATATCAAACGATTGTTCTTGAAGTTGTGTGATCACGTAATCGACTCGCTTAGGAAATTTTTTATCTTTCACGGAAACCATTTCCACGTTCAATTTTATGCTCTTTATGAGGTTTTTGTATTCTTCACCCAGGTAATAAATACCACTCGCGGATGGAGGACTTGTTTTTATGCCGTAAACACAATCTTTTACGTCTCTCAGTTTAATCACTATTTCAACTTCTTGATTGCGTATGGCGTATAGAGGTATCGCGAGTTCAGGGTTTTTGTAAAAGTAAAACGGTATGTCTACGAAATATTTTGTAACTTTAGTTGAGTTTGTAGTTAAGTGTCCATTGATGGTTAAATCATTCGCTACGGAATACGTACTGAATTCCGTGTATGGTTTTCCTATGAGATTAGATAGAGATCTTTGGTGTGTCTGCGTGGTGTAGTTCTCGGAGTGTATAGTTAAGAAATCACTCGTAACGCGTTGTATTAATGTACCACCTATATACAAATCCGCATGTTCAATCATGACGTGACCGATACTTTCGTTATACGAGATGTAACTGTACCCAGATGGAGACGTTTGATTTAATGGGTTCAGTTCCACACGTACACTCGCCGTTTGTAGTAAGTCCCCTTGGTTTTGTGGTACGACACATCTTATTTCTTGACCAAAGTCAAGTTCGCCGTCGAAATCTAAATCTGTGTGAAACCTAGAAAAATTACCATGGGTTTTAAAGTTTTTGATAAAATAGGTAAATTCTGGGTCATCCGTGAAATATTTGTCCTGTGGGCCCTTTGTATCCAATTGAATTCTACCGGCCATTACTACTATAGCTCCCTAAAATTTTAAACCCGCTAAACCACTTTCCACACGCAACACGTTGTAATTCAGTGCATAGACACGCACGGTGTTATCAAATGAAGATTCTTCTATCTTTACATTCAGAAGTTTGTGAATTACACGACTCATGTTCACTTGACCAGTTGGATAGTACATCTCTGGTTTTATGGAAAAGCTGTGAATACCGAACGTGTGCTCGGTGTCTATGTATCCAGTGTGATGTTTGAGTGGCTGTTCGCTCGATAACATTAAATCATCTGAATCTATCACTTCGTTGTTGTTAAATTTTAGGTTTACGTTGGTTATTTTTGTGTGTTTGTATAAATCATCACTCACCGCTACAAAGAACATCTCTTTTACCGGGTGATCAAAATTAATCATGACGGATCTATCGGTTTGACCAGCTTTTATCTTAAATTGCGCCATTTGGAGCTGTGTGATCACATATTCAATGGGTTTAGACAGCAAAAAGTTGCGTTCATCTTCAGTGACGAACACGAAATCAGTGGAAACAGACATGCTTTTCACCTCTGGTTCAATTACACTGGAAGGCATCGCAGACGCGACACCCGTCTCTCTATCGTATTCTACCACGAGTTCATCGTATGGCTTTGTTTTTATTTCCAATTCTACGATCTGCTTTGTGAGTGCACACACGGGTATAGCTAAACTTGGATTTCTCAAGAAATAAAACGGTAAGTGTAGCCTGTATTCGTAATCCTTAAACAATATGATAGGATATGAATTGTGACTCGTCACTGGCTTTATCACGAATTCTATATCATCTGAATTGAGATTCAATTGGTTATACATGTATATGTATTCACCCGTGAGGCGTTCGATCGTCTGCGAACCTATCTTCAGGTCTACGTAATCTATCATTCTAGTCGCGATGGATTTGTTCCACCGAACACTCTTGATTTTAAATGTGACGGGTGTGACCCCAGACTTACCGTAATAGAGTGTGTAAGGCACCGCATCTTCTTCATCATCCGGAACCACTGGAAGCACGTAAGGCACCGTAAATGTGGTGTTGTTTCCATCTTTAGTGATCATATTGGGGTATTTATCGTACGTGTACTCCGACCCATTGACGGTCTTAGATATGGTATACGCATCGAGTGCCTCAAATGTGTACGTACTCCCTTGGTAGAGAGTAATCTCCGTGGATCCACCTATCTCGAGTTGACCACCGTTGTCCGTGACTGTGTAGGTCTCGTTGGGCATTTTGGGTGGAGGTAGGGTCACTTTGAGCATCATGGATCGTATGAGATCCCCCTTGTTTTGGGGTATTTGACACATGGTGACGTCACCAAATTTACTAAACCGCTCGCACGGAATTTCTATGTCTTCGAATGCAAATTTTGTGTGTTGTCTAAAATTCATCAGGAAATGAGAATATTCTGGCTCTTCGGTGAGCCATCTCCCCTGAATGCCTGTGGTTGCGAGTGTTAAACGACCCGACATTCCTACTATTTGTGAGTAAAATTTTGGTAAATAAAACGAGGCGATACATTAGAATGAATCTTCAATTGAAGAAATTCAACCCAGAAACCATGACCGACGACCGGGTGTGCGTTTTTGTTGGTAAGCGTAACACAGGGAAATCCACCCTCGTGAAAGACATCATGTACTACAAAAGACACTTACCAGCGGGTATAGTGCTATCTGGGACGGAGGAAGGTAACCACTTTTACTCGGAATTTATACCAGATTTGTGTGTGTACGGTGATTACGACAGGGAAGCCATCGAACGCGTGATGTCCAGGCAGCGTAAACTCGTGGGTGCAGGAAAAACTAATTGCGGTGCTTTCATGCTTTTGGATGACTGCATGTACGACAGTAAATTTTTAAAGGACACGTGCATTCGACAGTGTTTTATGAACGGTAGACACTGGAAGATCTTTTTCATGTTGACGATGCAGTACGTGATGGACCTTCCACCGGCGTTGCGGGCGAATGTAGACTATGTGTTTATACTCAGGGAAAACATCATACAGAACCGAGAAAAGCTCTATAAATCATTCTTTGGTATTTTCCCTTCGTTTGATATGTTCTGCAAAGTAATGGATGCGTGCACGGAAAACTACGAGTGTCTCGTATTAGATAATACTGTTAAATCCAATAGAATACAGGATTGTGTATTTTGGTACAAAGCTAAAATAAGAAAAGGATTCAGGGTAGGAAGCCCGCAACTTTGGACTATGCACAAGAAAATGTACAACCCGAAATATTTGGAACAGCAGGAGGTTGACGCCAAAAAAGCGACTAAGAAAACAGCGCTAACGATCACGAAAAAAAGATAAACGCGTCAGTCACACATTTCGAAAAAGTCAGTACATATAAATGTCGGACGTGAGAACGATGAACTTATCTGATAATGGAGATGGTATGGTACCACTCCAAAACGCGACAACTTCTTTTGTGCAAAACGAACATGAAAAAAATATAGGACAAAATAAAGAAACGACCATGGATTCCACTCCAATCTCTGATATAATGGGTCAGCCAGAAATGCCACTCGAACCACCAATGATGGATTCTGATCCACGCATGCAACAGCAACAAATGATGCAACCACCACCCATGGTCATGCAGCAGCCACAACAACAACAACAAGCGGCTCCACAAAACAAAAATCCATTCAACCTTACTGATGAGCAGATGCAAGCCGCCATCGTTGCGGCGTGTACTGCGGCTGCCATTAGTAAGCCTGTTCAGGAAAAGTTGGCCAATTACGTGCCCTCGTTCTTGAACGAACAAGGACACCGAAGCGCCGTCGGCCTCGCGGCCACTGGTGCCGTCGCTGCCGTTATTTTCTACGTGCTTAAACGTTACGCCTAAGCGCGTGCACATACATGACTTGTCCAGTCGCGAAATATGCGACCAAACTTCCGAGTGCGAAGTAAGAACCTAAAATCGACAGAATAATTCCTGTGCTCTTAGGGTCTCTTCCAAAATTACGCATCTTATCTTTCAAATCACCCTTCCAAAACGTGGTCAACCACGTGAAAAAGGTGGCGACGACGGTCGCGGTAAAGAAAAAGTTAAAGTCAACCGCCATCAAATCGAGTGGGGATTGACCACGGGCGATCGCATGTATGATGTTTGGTATGAAAAACGTGATGAGAAGCAGATTCAACCAATATTTTTGTTCACCGACGGCATCGATGATGAAGGGCATGTACGTCCCTATGAACAAAAGGATCCACAGAATGACTACCTTCGCGAGGTCAACTGGTCTATCGCGCATTTATAGTTAGCACACATTATTTATCCTGAATGTATTTACCACAGAATTTAGTCTTCTGTGGTATCTCTTGGTAAACACCTATCGCAACGCATATACTCTTCAGACTGTCGTATTTATCCCAGAATTTCTGACTGTGTGAGTATTCATTCACGGAACAGTGCGCCAACTCGTGTATCAAAACGTGAAATATCTGATTGGGTTCGCCGTTGATGCACAAGCCTATTTCACTCCCTTTATTCACGTTGTATCCGACGTTACCACTCTGTGCTCTATTGTGTGCCGTGATGGGTATCTCTTTGCAAAGCATTTCGAACTCTTCGTTGTTTGTATTCTTGAGATGCTCCCTGAGAATGGTATATTTTTCTCGGACGATCTTAAGGTTTTCTGGTACTTTTGTGTTGATGAATATGTATAGGTTTATTAAAAATAACAACAACGCAGGTATCATCTCTTATATACAAAGATAAATTTAGAGTACAACTCCGATATAGAATTACCCCCTAAACTTTCCCATGTGTGTAATCTAAATCCTAATTTTTCTAAACGCGTGACGAGTAGGTCTTTGTGTGCTATGGGCTCGGATTTGGCGCCTTCATCGTAATACGGCGTGCCTTCTAAGTGTACGAATAACTTTTCTCCGAAATCACCGGTACTCGTACCTTTCATGACGAAGAAACTCCCAGTCTCGTGATTCACGGGTGTTTTGAATATGATGTTTTCGGAGTCGGGTATTATACCCATGAACACACTTCCTATTTTCATCTTACTCGCTATACACTTCGTGGTATCCATAAACAATTCTTTCGATTGAAAAATGTAGTGAAGGGCAAAGTTGTAACACACTATGTCATATTTTCTGTTGGGTGTCGAAAAAATATCACCGTGATAAAAATTTACGCGTATACGTAAATTTTTTGCGCGCGTCTTTGCCTCTTCCAAGGCTTCTTCACACGGTTCACACATGTTTATGTTTACCCCCGCGTGTTGCCATTTTTTGAGATCGCCGCCGAAACCACAACCCACGTCTAAAACTGACTGTCCTTCTCTAGCCACGGACTGTATCAGTTTACGTTTCTCTTCGTTATGGTACCTACGTATCTCTTCCATGGTTAGGTATGAAATTTTATTTTTAAGTCACCGACTTAAGTTTTAGAAAAAAAAATATTTTTTTTTCTTTCTTTTTTAAAAAAGAAATAAAAAAAATAAAAAAAAATTTTAAAAACATTTATAAAAATCCCATGAATATAGTATTAAGTACGAATTAAACACAAAACACGGTAATATGGATTTTTTGTATATTTACAAAGTTTTAGAAAAAAAAATATTTTTTTTTCTTTCTTTTTTAAAAAAGAAATAAAAAAAATAAAAAAAATTTAAAAACATTTAGAAAAATCTCATGAATATATTTTCGGGTGAGATGTCTCCACAAGACCAATTGTAAACGTAACAGTGATTATGACCATTACCTTTCATGAACTTTGAATCGGAAAGTGTACTGCATTCCAAACCAACATCGAGTGTGTTATAAACATCGAACCCCGCGTTTCGAGCCAAAATCACTGCATCTTTTAGGTCTCCTTTCCCGGTATCATAGAACATGTAAGCCTGGTTAATCCGAATCCCCGATTTCACGGACGTGTATGGAACTGAGTAATAAGACGTGACGTGATCTGTATCGTCTATGTATGTGTATACCAGACCTTCTATGGGTAAGAGCCAACGAGTCACGTACTCTTCATCAATCACGGGTGCGATGGAATATTTAGACATGTGTTCATCGAGTGCGCGCACCATTTTGGGTACGTCTTCTTTGGTCACGAGTCTGTGCTGACACGAACCACGCACGATGTGTGCTCTCTCGCGCTCCCGTGAAAATTTTGCCTTGTTCAGTTTGGGTACATTTAAAAGTCTGTGCCAATAGTTTGACTTGGCTATGGGTGTCGGTAGTTCCGCGACAGCCGTGTATACCGCTTGCCATATTCCACGCGCGTTAGCTCTCCTTCTTATTTCAGATATGAGACGCGGCGCCATACCCCTGTCTCTGAGTGTATCGTGAACACACAGAAAGTTTATCTGTAACACGGGTAATATTTTATCGTGAATTCTGTATTTAGAGGGCATACCAGATATGAACCCAACGAGCTTTCCGTTTGATTTCGTGCGAATACCCAAATTCCATTCGTGGTCGGTCGCCCACGCGATGAATTGTCTCGAGTACTCCAAAGAAAAGTGCTCATCCCGTATATAGTGTAAACTGATTAAAACACTGATTTCGTCGATGGTACACGTGGACCATTCGAATTCGTCGGGGAGTTTAACGGGTGTTTCGCTATATTTTCTAGATGAATCTATTTCACCTATTTTCTCACCGGTTTCTTTAGGCATGGGTTGTGTATCCCAGAATGTGTGGACCATTTAATACACATCGCATGAATTTTTTAACTTGGCTTAAAGTTTTAATACGAGTGTAGTGTAGAAATGTCGCTCGAACAAGATTATACCACCGTACCCGGACAACTTTACGCCTGCCTTTCCGTGGTTGGCCCGGAGTGTCCACAAAAGAACGATAAGTTTGGTATCAAGATCCGTGGTGCTTTCAACACGCGCGAAGAAGCTGCAAGCCACGCGAAGCGCCTTCAAAAGGAAGATTCTACGTTTGATATCTATGTCGTGGACATGTACAAATGGCTACTCATTCCACCGGATCCAGCGGCCATCGATGACGTGCATTACACGAACGAGAAGCTTCAAGAGTTGATGTCTGGATACAAGGAAAACCAACAAATGGCGGCGAAGATGTTTGAAGAGCGTAAGCGAGACATGATGGAATCTGGAAACTCGTTCATTAAACCAGGTGATGAAAACTCAAAGTATTACACGAAACCAGACGAAAAGCCGATCAGTCACCCAGCGGAGGTGATTGAGCGTCTTAAGAAGGAAAAGCCAGATACACCAATGGAAGAACTCGTGAAGGAGGCCGATGCGATCGTCGCGAAAGAGATCGAGGAACGCAGAAAAGAAAAGGAATCCGAGGCATCGACGGATGCGACTATTACCGTGGCTGAAGATAAGGGTGAAGAAGTGAACTCTAACTAAAAAAATTTAATGTTATATACATATAAGTATGTTGACCATCGCACTTAACGTGGTGACCATTCTTATCGCGTTATACATACTCGGTTTAACTTTGAAAGAAATCAAAATACGTGAAGTTAAACAGAGAATGGAAGATGAATCGAGTTACGTATCAGCGACGGAGCTCGCCGACGCCATATCGAAGGATCCACTCATTGTGAGCAGAGCTTATTTTACTGAGGATGACACCGTCCCAACTACCGACTTTGAGGGAATATCACCCCGGCCGAAGGATGACTGGTTGCATGGTTTTCCCCATGAAAAAGCCTAAAATGAATGCTACAAAAATGACTATGTAAGCCGTTTTGTCTAAATTAGAAAATATGTCTATCTTTTCCTGATATTGTGGTTGCATGGGTGCTTGTGGTGGAGGATAGTAATAGTACGGTGGTTCCTCCCGGTCAATTTCACTCGGTTCTTTTTTATCGCTCTCATCCATAATATCAGGGGTATAGTCAATTGGATTACCGATATCAGTCTCCATTTATAGATTTTGTAATTATTTTTTTAACTGTATTATTCCTCATCGTCTTCTTCGTCATCGTCCACGATGAAACCCTTCAAATTTCCATCTTCATCCGCGTCTTCGTCGTCATCTTCGTCTTCTTCGTCTTCTTCGTCATCCGTGAAGCAATCGTCCGAATCAAAATCTGTGTCGTAATCATCTTCATCGTAGTCATCCTCTACGTCTTCTATGATTTCCAACCTTTCCGGTGGCTTGGATACTCTACCGGATCTAGTTCGGGTTTCAGTGCTCATTTTATTTTAATAAAGTTTCGTCTTTAAGTATTTCAAATTCCTGTTTAATATTTATTATGAGTTCTCCTATTTCACTTATGTACGAACTATCTATGTCTCCCGCCAAAGATGCGATCTCTTCGAGGTTTCCTAGAGCTCTTTCGAGTAGTTTACCGGATATATCTTCGTGCGCTTTGTATTCCTTGGCCATGTTAATGTTCGCAAGGAATTCCCTGTACAAAAACTTATTAACACCGGAATATTGGAGAGACTGTTTTATGAGTTGATCTATTTTCTGTTCACTCGGCTTAATGTAAACGACTCTGGATGTGACATATATGACTGCAATCAAAAATACAAATGCTAACATCTATAACTTATCGACTATTTTATCTGAGAGCATATGCTCGCGCGTGTTACACTTACACACCTGTTTAATGATTTTCTTCTTTATGGAAAAGGATACCCGTGTATCGCACTTACCACACATGTTCTCGGTGAGTGCGTCAAACACATTGGCCTTTATTTTTTTGAGTTCTTTCACGTCTACCCCTGGAAATATATGCTTTTCTATGTATTCATTGAGTAGGGGTACAGCCTGACTGATATCCTTTTTTGGTTTTTTAAGCGGTGGCTTTTTGTATTTCGCTGCACTGAGATTTTCGGTTATTTTGGGTGGTAATTGATGTTTTCTACCAGAAAAGTCTTTGCAGAACCCATAATGTCTTCCTCGTAAGGTCTCACACTTACAAAAACATTTCTGACACACGACGTCTCCCATGATGTGAAACCACACGTGATTGGAGCCGTGTTCCCTTTTTCTGTTTTCGCAATATCTCGAGTTCGTAGATATGAGATAGCTATTTTGATGTTTATAGACTTTAGTGACGCGCGCATTCGCTTGACCTTCCATGTTTTTCCGTATGAATGTTTCTATGGATGCGACGGTCGCCTGATCCGTGAATTCATTTTTGGTCTGCGAAGCCGTGAATGCACCCTCTTTCTTGTTTGAACCAACCACCACATTTGGTTCTACACCCTGCGTTCGGAGTGTCGCCATAAACATGATGTCGACGGATGGTTCATGCGATACCTTTTCGAACATGGACAATATACCGTGTTTATATCTCAAAATGGGTAGATATTCTCCTTGTGTTTCTTTGCCGGTGTTATTACACCCTTCACACCCTTCACCTCCACACGCTTCGTGTTTGGCTTTTTTGTGTGAAAACGGCATTCTAAAACCACTCCCACGCGTGTTTCTCTCACTGCTTCCGTATACGGACAAATCCACTATATTTTTCCAATCTTTTGATCCATACACCATCGTGAGCGTTTGGATGATGTGATCTCGGAGTGCGATGGCCGATGATCTGTTCACTGGAAAGTTTGGCCAATTGATGTGTACACCCGTTTTGATGTAGTCACCGGATGGTTTTGGTTTGGCGACAGACACGAGTGCGTCTTTTCCACCAAACTTACTCACTTTATCACAGATAACACGACAGATGCGTTCAACTTCTTCTATCGTTAACGGGTCATCGTCTTTATAGTCGAGGTCTACAAAGAAATTGTATGCATCAATCGTTTTCTGTTCTACCACGAAGAGCTTTTCACCCGACTTTATACATTCCACGTATTTTTCATAAAAATCATTCAATCTATCAAAAGGCACGGAGAGACATCCACCGTCCATGAGCACATGTGATAGATTGGTTTGGTTGCAAAACCCATTTTGTTTGCACCAAGCCTTAAACATACTTACACAGATATAGTTTCATTTTTTTAATATTATTAATCTTCGTAATTGTGTCTCCAAATGCTTCTAGATATAGAGACGTCAATTTGTTGTTCTTCCTGTTCCATGAGCTGTTTTTTTAAGACCAAGAGTTCATAAACTTTGTCATCTCTGTGATCTTCCACGTACTTTTCGGCTTTTTCTTGGGAGTATGCATGTCTATCCATAAGAATGTTATGTATTTGCATTAAAATGTAGTTCTTAGACTTCATTATTTAATACAAAATGTTTTTCTATTCATGGAAGTCACACAGGTATAAAATTCTGGGTTTTCGAGTATATTTTTGGTTATACGCTCCCATTGTTTCCTGGATTGCAATTCTTGTAATGATTCAAAAGCCATGTATTCATTTTCGTCGTGAGTTCGTTTGATGGGTTGTTTTTGTATTTTTCTCAAGTTCATTTTTTGTTTTTCGTCATTAAACTTTTTAATCATATCGAGTTGTTGGGGTCTCGTGTAATTCACAAAAAATATGAATACGTTATACTCCAAATCAACTGTGGGACTTTCTTTAACTGTAAATTTAAATTCGGTGTATTCACCACGTTTGAGGGAAACGACACCACGCGTTTCTTCCTCGAGTTCTCGTAAGGCACAACGTATGGGGTTAAAGATCTCACGTCTTCTGCATCCCCCCGTGACAAAAATCCAATCCTTAAATCTCTTATCCTGAACGATAAGAAATTTAGGTTTATCTCCCGTGAATGTTACTGGTATAGCGATGGCTTTATATTTTTTCATTGCGCTGTTCGCAAGTTATAATTGTCGAAGATGTTAATTTTCATCTTCCACGGCAGTTTTTTTCACGGGAACTGGTTCTTCGTCTTCATCTTCATCTTCACTCTGGATTTCAGTGAGACGGCGTTGTGGTGGTGGCGTCACGAGTTTATTACAGAAATTCTTAATGTGTTCGATATCATTCTTACTCTTCGTAAATTCCTTGTACAAGTACACGGAAGCTGCGATACACACGATGATCGCCGCGAGAGTGAGCGTTTCTCTGTCGAAGTTCAACATATTTATGTAATAGAAACGTGTATTCTTTTTAAGTAGATATAATTGCACCCATATGAGATGCCCTGTTTTGGGGACATTGATACCCCTTTTCTGCAAATTGAACTTCGTGGTAATGTCCTTCTTTACACGGGGCATTGGGTACTATGATTTTTTCGAGCGTCCTGGATTTTGGGTCATACGTGAGTACGAAAACAAACCCTAGTAAAAATATAAATTGCCAAAGCATTTATTATTAGTGTTTAAATAAATTTAGTTAGAGTACATCAAACCACCCATACCGTTTTCGATGCGCAAAATGTTGTAGTTCACGGCATAGATGTCTTGACCTGCGGTGAAAGAGCCACCGGTAGACACGAGACGCGCGGAATCCAATCGGCTGAAGTTGAGAGAACCCGTTGGCTGGAGCTTGGAGGTCTCGAGGCAGAATGGATACAAGAAGTAAGAACCGGAATCATCCTTAGTGGAAGAGCACGCCGTGTGGTAGTACAATGGGCACTCCGTGTAGTGTGGAACAGTTGGCTTGGCGTCAGTGACGTCAGTACCATTGATTTGGAGCTTCATGGAACCAGTGGCGATACCGAGCGCCGTGGAATCGAAAACATTCGAAGACGCCAAGAGCTTCACTGGGTGATTGAAGTTGAGTTCCTGGATGGCGGTACCAGACGCGACGGATCGTTGCGTTTGAGTGATCACCATGTTTTGTGGGAGGGACGCCAAAGTGGTGCGTTCATCGGTGTCCAAGTAGATGTATTGGGCGTGGACTTCAAAGTCGCTTTCGACCGAGGTGTTCCACGTGATGCGCAATTCAACATCATGGTATTGAAGAGCAATCAATGGGAGCGCCGATTGCCAGTTTTCACAGAAAGAGAAACGGAGTGGATAGAATCTAGACGTGGACGTAGAAGAACGATCTGGCGCCTTGCTCGTGGTTTGAGCCATGACGGTTGGTGCGATGTACTGGGAGAAGTGGGAGGTTTGTTCATCAATCACTTGACCCCCGACCAAAAGTTCAACCTTTTTAATGTAGGTAGACCATTGGGCTTTGGTGTAAGCAGCTGGGCTACGACGGGTAATGTAGCAATATCCGAGGAGATCACCCTTACGTTCGAAGCGAACAGTAGAGATACCACCCGCGGTTGGGTTGCCCTGGAGGACTTGGCGTTCCGTGGTTTGGGCAAAGTTCGTGTGACGACGGTAGTTAGATCTAAAAAAGCTGACTTCAGGTTGGCCAACGAGATGGGCATCCTGAGCGCCAATAGCAACAAGTTGGGCAATACCACCAGACATTTTATATATATTGAGGTTATTTTTTTATGTGGGGTTATCACATGAATAAACATACCATTGCTCTGATGTTATCTACCATCGCTGGGTACGCATATTATCAAATTATGGAGGCATCGTTACCAACTGAGTCGAACTGTAGTTACATGGCGGCACCCGTGACGGATCTGTTGGCGTTTATCTGGGGTTTCGTGTTCGTGGCGTACGGATTTCAATACGATAACGCGATTTTGACGTTCATGGGTGCGAGTATCGTCGTCGAACACGTGTTTCAGTTGAAAAGAAAGGTGTAATTTTTACAATCTGGAGAGATTCTAAAAATTAACGGGAGAATGATTCGAACATTCGACTTCCGGGTGACCTAATAAAACATTGGTGTTTTATGAGCCCGACACGCTAAACCTCTGCGTCATCCCGTTTGCACCAAAGGAGATTTGAACTCCTGGCCTCGCGCTTACTAAACGCGCGCTCTACCCCTGAGCTATTGGTGCCTTTTGAATTAATAACTCCGTCTCGGGGTTTCGATCCCCGTACTTTGAGGTTAACAGCCCCACACTCTTCCGATTGAGTTAAGACGGAATGGGTCCGGCCTACCCGATTCGAACGGGTGACCCATGGAGGATTCATTTCATACCACTACAATCCATTGCTCTTCCATCTGAGCTAAGGCCGGATAAAGCTCCCAATTGGATTCGAACCAATGT